GATCGAAATGAATTCGTTGCAAGTTTATTCATTAAACCAAATCGTTCTATCAACTTCATCACTCTAAATTTCGTAGCAGCTCGCTCTTCAGTAAGCTTCGATGAAATTGGTGGTTAATATAAAATCTGGAGAGGATTTCTCTCCAGGTGAATAAATAAGAACAAAGGAGTCATTTACATGGCAAATATTTCAGATTTTAAGGCACAACTTACTGGTGGCGGTGCACGCGCCAATCAGTTTAGAGTTGAATTATCTTTTCCATCATTTGTAACACTTGGAGTGGTTGCTGGATTACAGGCACAATTCTTGTGTAACGCTGCACAACTTCCGTCTTCTACAATAGAGCCTATCTCTGTTTTGTACAGAGGACGCCCAGTGAACTTTGCCGGTGAACGTACGTTCCAGCCTTGGACTATTGCAGTTTATAACGATACGAATTTTAATATTCGTAATGCGTTAGAGCAATGGTCTAATGGTATTCAGAACAATGGTTCTACAACCGGTATTACGAATCCATTAAATTATCAAGCAGATCTTCAAGTTCATCAGTTAGATCGTAACGGTGCTACTGTTAAATCGTATAAGTTTATAGATTCATTCCCATCTGAGATAGGCGATATTCAGTTAGGCTTTGATCAAGGAAACGCAATTGAAACGTTTAATGTCACATTTCAATATAATTATTGGATATCTGGCACTTCAACTCAGGGTAGCTCCTTTGGTGTTAATGCTACTATTAATACACCAGTTGGATCTTTCCCAGTATAATGAAAAGATAATTTTATAATGAATGTATTTGGTTTTGAAATAAAGCGCAAGCCCCAGCAACAGAATTTATCTGTGGTTGCTCCATCGTCTGATGATGGTTCAACTGTGTTAAATACTGCTGCTGGTTATTATGCGCAAGTGATGAATCTTGACACTGTTATTAAAACAGAAAATGATTTGATTCGTAGATATCGCGAAATTGCGTTATATCCAGATACTGATGGTGCCATTGAAGATATCGTTAATGAAGCTATTGTAGCTGATGAAGATGGGCCACCTATTCGTATTCAATTAGATGATGTTAAAGTTTCAGCATCTATTAAAACTAAAATCACTGAAGAATTTTCTAATATATTAGATTTATTAAAGTTTGAAAACAAAAGCCATGATATTTTTCGTACATGGTATGTAGATGGCAGATTATATTATCATATTTTAATTGATGATAAGAATCCTAAAAGCGGAATTGCCGAACTAAGGCAAATAGATCCACGTAAGATTCGTAAGATTAAAAACGTCACTAAAGAGAAAACTCCTTCTGGCGTAGAAATAGTAAAATCGATTGAAGAGTATTATTTGTATAATGATAAGGGTATTACAGAAGCTGCAACACAAGGTATTAAATTACCTTTAGATTCTGTTTTATATATTCCTTCTGGCAATATAGATCAGAATTCTGGTATGATGTTATCATATCTTCATAAGTCAATTAAGATTGTAAATCAATTGAAGATGATGGAAGATGCGTTAGTTATCTATCGGATTAGCAGAGCGCCAGAACGCAGAATTTTTTATGTAGATGTAGGTAATCTACCTAAAGTTAAAGCGGAACAATATGTTAATGACATAATGAATAAGTTCCGCAACAAGATTGTTTATGATGCTACAACTGGTGAAGTTCGTGATGATCGTAAACATATGTCGATGATGGAAGACTTTTGGATGCCACGTCGTGAAGGTGGTAAAGGCACGGAGATAACCACGCTTCCAGGTGGACAAACACTAGGACAAATCGAAGACATTGAGTATTTTCAGAATAAGCTATATCAATCATTAAATGTTCCAGCCAGTCGATTACAAAAGACTGATGGTTTCAACCTAGGTCGCTCTTCTGAAATAACTCGTGATGAAATTAAGTTTACTAAATTTGTAGCTCGTATACGTAAAAAGTTTTCTAGTCTTTTCCTTGATGCTTTAAAAATACAATTAGTTATTAAAGGCATATGTACATTTGAAGATTGGGAACAAATACGTAAAGCTATTAGGTTTGACTTTATACGTGATAATCATTATGCGGAACTTAAAGAAGCCGAATTAATGCAAGGCCGATTAAATATTCTTCAGATGATTGATCCATTCGTTGGTAAGTATTATTCTCCAACATATGTTAAGAAACATATCTTACGTTTAGATGATGAACAGATTGAAGAAATAACTACTGAAAACAAAGAATACACTCAGCAACAGCATGCTGAAGAGTTGTTGAAAATGAAAACACAAGGCGATGTTCAAAATGATTTGGCCGTTGATAAAGTTAAACAAATAGGCGAAATTCAGAATGAACTCGCTGCTGATGCACCACAACAAAAGGGAAATACATAATGTCTACATATGCTTTAGTTGATTCACTTATCTCTGGCGATAGTATCGCAATAGAGAATACATTTAATACTGTAATGGCTAATAAAATTTCTACAGCGTTAGATTCTTTTAGAGTCCAAACTGCAAATAGTATGTTTGTTCCAAAAGAAGAATCGATAGAACAAGAAGTCGATGATCACATTAGCTCAACTTAAAACTAAGTTATCCGAAAAATCGGGTATCATTGATAGTTTTATCTATCAGGGGGCTCGTGTTACTGTTAATGAAGATTTGCAAATAAGTATTGACGGAGAACTAATTGACGTAGAAGTTAAAGACTTAGAAGAAGCAAGAGGACATGCAAAACGTTGCATTAGTGCAAGCACAATATTAGAAGATATCGGCAGTATTATTCCAGAAGAAAAAATAGCAAATTTAATTAATAAATATCATACAACAGTAAAAGTTACAGATACTATAATCGAATCATATTTAGAACTTGCTTCTTCTAACTTATTTACAATTGATCCAGTTTTAATTGAAATTAAACAAAAAAATTCTTCTTTCGCAGGAAAGATAGAACATAAATTGAATGATGGAAATTCTGTAGTGATTAATGAAGAGACACAAAATCTTTTAAATACGTTACTTGAAGATAAATATCAGATAGTAGAATACATGCGTGAATCAAAGCAAAATTTCATGCGAATAATTAAAGAGGTTACCTAATGGCTGTTACAAAAACTATCTTAAAAAACACTCATCAAGAAGCAGTAGTAAAGATTAGTGGAACTGCTGCTTCAGCAACTATAGATATTAGTGCTGATTTACTAAATGCTAAACAAGAGTTAAATGGATCTACTGTCACTGTAGATATTATAGATTGTATAGTTACTGGACTTCTAGGTTCAGGTATTACTGTAGTTAGAAATAGTGTTCCTATTCTTGCATTTGCTCCAGAAAATTCAATCAAACTTAGTTTCGAAGGTGAAGGATTTAGAGAGAATATTCAGAATAACGCAAATATCGTTGTAACTATTTCAGGTGCAGAAGCTCACATCTATTTAGTTCTTCGTAAAGTTGCTGGGTTTGCTTCTATGATTGAGACTGCTCAATTTGGATCTTATGATAACGAATCAGCAGTAGGAAGCTAATATGAGATTAATTAGAGAAATAAACGAAACAACATCTTTAGTCGTAGAAAATAAACTCGGCAAAGGTAAAGAATATTTTATTGAAGGAATTTTTCTTCAATCAGAATTGCAAAATCGTAACGGCCGTCTTTATCCAGAAAAAGTTATGGATAAAGAAGTAGGTCGCTATATGGAAGCATTGGTTACGCAGAATCGCGCTTATGGTGAATTGGGACATCCTGATACACCACATATTAATTTAGATCGCGTATCACATCTTATCGTAGATCTTCGTAAAGAAGGAACGAATTATGTTGGTAAAGCAAAGATTTTAGAAACACCTATGGGTAAAATTGCTAGAGGTCTTTTAGACGGCGGAGCAAATTTAGGTGTTTCAAGCAGAGCGCTAGGTTCTCTCCAAATGAATAAAGAGGGAATTCAGGTTGTTCAAGACGATTTTATGTTGTCAACGGCAGCGGACATCGTCGCAGACCCTTCAGCACCAGATGCATTCGTAAGAGGCATTATGGAATCTGTGGAATGGGTTTTTATTGATGGAAAATTTGAGCAAAGACATATAGAGGAGACGCAGAAGTTAATTCGAAGAACTCCTTCAAAGAAACTAAACGAAACTTCTATTAAAGCCTTTCAGAATTTTCTAACAAATCTGAAATAAATAAATATATAAATAATTAAGAACTCATCCAGTTATAGGAGATAAAAGATGTCGATCGAACAAAAGATTGCTGAACTTCTTTCAGAATCAAAGAAGTTAAAAGCAGAAGAAACACAAACAGAAGATGTGACTACCGATGAAGTAGTTGCTGAGGAAGTAACTACCGATGAAGTAGTTACAGAACAAGTTAAAGAAGAAATTACAATTGACGTTTCAGCAGATGTCGCAGCACTCGTCAATGGTGAAGATCTTACAGAAGAATTTAAAACTAAAGCTGCTACGATTTTTGAAGCAGCAATAGTCACTCGTCTTAAAACGGAAGTTGCTAAGATAGAGGAAAAGTTTGAGTTCGAACTTGCAGAGCAAGTAGAAGAAATCAAAGAGGGTCTCGTTGACAAAGTTGATGGATATCTCAACTATATAGTTGAGCAGTGGATGATAGATAATGAACTTGCCCTTGACAATGGTATGAAGACAGACATCATGGAAAGCTTTATTGCTGGCATGAAGACTCTTTTCACAGAACACTATATCGAAGTACCTGCAGAAAAGTATGACTTAGTTAGTGAGTTAGAAGAACAAGTTGAGACGTCAAACTCTAAGCTTGATGAACTACTCGCGTCTAATGTTGAACTAACAAAGCAGATTAACGAGATGAAGCGTGTTTCTTCGATTGGAGAATTTTGTGCAGACTTAGCAGATACAGATGCAGAAAAGTTTAAAGGCTTAGCCGAAGAACTTGCATTTGAAGATACTAATTCTTTCAAGACAAAACTTCAAACTATTAAAGAAAATTATTTTGGTAAGAAAGCTATTGTAGATATTAAATCTCCAGTATCTGATGAACCTGTGCAATTAGATGAAGAAGTCAAGACTGTTGATCCAGTTATGGCCGGTTATCTAAAAGCACTTAAGTAACAATACACATCCACAAAGGAAAAATAAAATGACTACACGTCCTGAATTAATTAAAAAGTGGGCTCCTATTCTAGAGTCTACAAATGCTCCAGCTTTTAAAGATGACTATCGTCGTCAAGTAACTGCACAACTTCTTGAGAACCAAGAAAATGCAATGAAGCAAAGCGCACAAGCACTTAACGAAATCGCTAACATTGGCGGTGACGGTGTTTCTCTTGGCGCCGCTGGTTCAAATGCAAACATGGCAGGTTACGATCCAGTATTGATCGCAATGGTACGCCGGTCAGCTCCACAGTTGATCGCTTATGACATCTGCGGTGTTCAACCAATGACACAACCTACGGGCTTAATCTTCGCAATGAAGAGCAAGTACTCCACACAAGCCGGTACTGAGGCTTTATTCAACGAAGCCGATACAGACTTCGCTGGTACAGGTACACATGCTGGTGCTAATCCAGTTGATGGCACTTACACAACTGGTACTGGTATCACTACAGCAA